CGCTGTAATTCGATATTATATTCTTCAGCCATTCATATTCCTTTTATTATCCGCGCAAATACTTTTTTGCTAATACTTTTATCTTTGTTGGGTTGCTGATAGCACTTTGTATCACACTATGTAACACAAATGCCCTACCATATTCTACTGCTGCGCTGTTGGCGTCTTTGTGCGTTTCCATCCACTCTGGGAACGCAACAGACCAACCTTCGCGTATAGCAGGGGCAATCAATTCATTACCAGCATGATCTGCATCTGGTAACAAGATCGTTTTCTTTTTAAGTTGGTTGATGAGGCTAGCTTGTTCTTCACTGAGGCTATTACTGCCCAAACTAACTCCCCCTATACTTAGGGCGTCGAAATCGCCTTCAAGCACAATTACAATATTTCTGTCAGGGGTCTGTTCGTCGAGATTGAACACATACCCTGGGGGTTTATTTAGCATATATTTTGGTGTCTCGTGATTGGGTGGCGTGCCAATGTATCTTGCGTTGTGGCCTACCAGCACTCCCTTATACCGATACGGTAAAATCATACGTTTACGAAATTTGAAATCTTTGGCCGTATATGCCCAATCTGTCCAATGCAGTAAGTCACGGTCTGCCAGCATATTGATGCCTTTTTCGAGATTGGTTGACATTGTGTCGGGCGCGATTTCATGGATATATTCCCCGCCGTCAGGTAATGTAATTTCGGGCCACTCTGGCGTAAATGGTGGTTTGATTTCCGGTAACGGATTTAATAGTTGGGCAGTCTGTTCTTCGCGCATCAGTTCAATGTTTAGGCGCTGGATATCACTCTGTGATATTCCAAACCCACTTAACAACATGCGGACACCGCTATTCATACGATTGCCAGTGGACCAACCTGTTTTGAATTTGCAATTAAAACAATGATATGACCATCTGTCGTCTGAAATCTGGAAACCGCCACGCTGCTTGGTATCAGGCCGATCTTCGCCCATACGGACGCACACAGGACAGTTGCCTGTGAGCCAGCCACCAGACGCCGGACGCCATGCAGAGATAGCCCCACGGATATAGTTTACAAAAAAGTGCATGGTATCATTATATTACAGAACGTGTTCTGAGTCTACTAGTTATTTAAAGAAATGGTATTAAAATCAATAACTTCCACGACAAATCGCGGGAGGCTATTAGTTGTTTGGGCCAACATTGTTCTGCCTCTATCGTCGGTATATTCGATGATCATACTGTACAGGCCAGCCAACATCCCGTCAGTTTCCACGTTGTTGATCACTAAATTTGCGGCACCTGTAATCAATGGATCAGACATAAACTCACCAGTCCACACTTGTGTGTTTTCTGTGTTGAAAATACGCGCTGTGATAGTTGTGCCGTTGGTGAAGAACGGTCGTTGATTATGGTTACGAAACGCGAAATCCAACACTGCGACCCAGCCTTTTGTAATGCGCACAGGCTCTGGGTGGTCACTGCCGACGCGGATAGTGCCCGCACGTTGGTCATTGACTGGTGAGGCGGCATATGGGGTGTGGTAAGCATAAATTGTCATGCTAATATTTATCCTATTTGGGTTTAAATTTTGTGTATAAATATACGCATGAGCAAAAACAAACAATTAGAAGAGTTACTGGACGAATACCCATTCCTCACCGCAGCGGTATATGGAAAAACTGAGTATCTTGGTATCATACAAAACCAAGACGGCAATCTTATATCAATGTACGTATATGATGAAATTAAAACTACTGCCTTGCGCCAAGAATTTTTGGCGTGCGGGGCAGAATGGTGGTGGGAAACAAACCGAATGATACCGATTAATATTATTCTTGGGCCAAAATTTTACCCGTTCAGGCCTGCATTACGATCTTTTAATGTAAAGGATTTTGAAATTAAATATGGACCCACGGTGTGCTTGAAAGATATCATGCAAAAACGGGTCAAACGAAAGAATGTACAACTCATTAGAAAGCCGATGCCCTAATTACTAAACTGCTCGACTAAAATATTCATATGCAATTTCACAGCCATAGCATATGAAATTGAATGCGATTTCTTGAAATAATAACTGTTATCAGTTGGTTTTGTCCACACATGTTCATTTACATATGCCCAACTCTTCCCTACCAAATGCCGTTTGGCTGGTCGGATCATCGCTAGAACAGCAGATAATTGTGATAGGTCGCGGGGCTTCATCTGTTTGCAAATATCATGATGGCCCCTCATGTGAAATACCATGGAACAGAAATCCTCCTCCTCCAATAATTCCCAGACAGGCTCTCGTGCCAGTAATTGCGTCATGTGTGCATCGTCGCGCACGTCTTTGTAGATTGCTACATTAAGGACGTCAATCTTGAAATAGCCCATATCTTCGGCTTCTTTGTAGTCGATACTGCAACGACCAGTCATAGGATTTACGGGCGCTCTATGAAAATAGACACCCGTATTGTGTTTTACATCGCCATTGTTTGCCACCACGTGAGGGAACAATTTAAGTACCCCATCCCGATCTGGGACGTCAATGTCAATATCTGTTACGGTTGGTTTCATTTTAATCCCATGTCATTTTGAATAATACGAATAGTTCCGCAGTAACCCCGAATACTTCATCTGGCTTTCCCAACCATGGCCTATATCTCATATCATGCGCATCGCACCAATCATCAAATTTGGTTCGGTCTCTTGGTGTTAAATGACACTGTACCATTTCTTTGGCTGGAATATATGTAAATCTTTCCATCATGTTAACTGTATGTCATTTTAAAATGGAATAGGCTGGGCCGCTTTAACTGGGCACCCCCACCTATGGTCAAATCCAAGGCAGGTACATGCATGCCATTCATTTTCTTCTTCTTCAGCTTCGATTTCTGCAATCCGAATACGTTTAGCTTCCGCAAAGCTGTCAGCCTTGGTAAAGGTGCCGTCACTGAATCTGTAAAATGGCGTTCCAATCTCTGCCATTTTACGGTTGTATTCCGACCGTTCTTCATCATCATTCATTTATATATATCTTTCATAAATTGTGTTTCTCTTAGAAAGGGCACCAGCCCTCAACAGCGAGTTTTACAATGTTGGAGTTGTTCACCATGGTAATTTTCTTAATTATGTATGAACTGGAATACTCCTCTGTTTTTACCCTGGTCTTTTTGGCAGGGTGCACAGGAAGGGTTATTGTGGCAAAATACTTACCTCGCCAGTACAAGTTATAAACAATATCATTCATTTCAAATATCTTTTATCGACTGGAAGCTGTTCGGTTTCACAGTCCACAGTAAATTCATTTGTTGGGAACGGCCCGCTCGCCATTTCGGGAACAGGGTCTGCATATGTAATGACAGCATCAGCCATTATAAGAGATGTCAAATCTTGACATTGGGCAAGTGTTTGCCCTTCGTAGCCCATAGTCATAACTACGTAGCCTGAGTAGTATAGTGTTGCCCAAAATGTCATGTGATCTTCTCCATTTGTGTTGTGTAAGGTGCAGTGTCAATCTTCTTGATGCTAATGCCGTTATCTACAAGTGTTTGTACTACATCACGTTTGTGAATACAAGCGCTAAATGCAATCGTGCCGCCGCCCCAAGGTTTTGTGCTGCGGTCTGTAATACGAGTGTCGTCTACATAAACTGCGCCATTGGTTAATACTTCAAGTTTGATCATGTGCTGTTCCTTTTGTTTTTGTCATGTTATTACACACGTCCTTGTGAAATTGTCCATGGTCCAAATCCACCGTAATAGTTGTCCTTGTGTCTACACTCTCTAAGTGCAATAGTTTTCGGTTCAGAAAGATCAGATGACACTTCAGTTTCAAACGTGCGACATTGGCTCATTACCTGCATTTGACCCAGCGGAATTGCTAATGCCATAATCATTCCGCCAATAAAGGAAACACTAAAAGCTGCCACTGACCATTTGCGCTGCCGTATTAGGACTGGCCAGATCATTACAAGGACCCAGAATGCAATCCAAGGTAGAATCCAAGGCGTGTCTAAAATTGGCACGCCGCCAAGTAGGTAGAATAAAAATGCTGCAGTCGGGTTCATCGGTCTGTCCATTCACAAATCCAATTATCGATACTAAGAAGCATGTTCTTCCAACGATTGGATACGTTGATTTCCCACCAGCTTGGGCGACCGGATTGGTTCCAGTCATTGGCTGCTCGTTCTTCGGCTTCGCTCATGTTTTCTCTCCAGTTAATGCTATCATAATTGCATCGCGATGGTGGGTGTTGGCTGCGGCTTGGGCAGCTTCTAAGGTGGCATGCGCTGAGTATCCTTCACCGTCATCTAAGGTCCAACAGTCATCATTGTTTCTATAAATCCTGCCAAAGAAAAGACGCGTTTCGCATTTGTATTCCCCACAATCCATATCGCTCCAAACCAGCGGCGGTATATTAGCACGCAACTCGGATAGTATGCTATCAGTGCGGGTATACGAAACGTCCATGTTCAGGTAATCCATCGTATCGCTTGCGTGAGCAACATACATATCCAGTTCATCTACCCCTGTAGGGTCAACCCATAACCTGTCTGGGGCGTCAATCGTTTCCTCAACTACTGTGGTGTCGCCTTTGCAAGTTGGACATAGGACAAGTCCGTCGCCGTTCCACACTTCGCCTGCTGATGAACAGCCGTTAGGACATTCTTCATATTTTTCAGTCATAGTTGCTCCTAAATTCAATTGCGTTTGGTACATTTGCGCAAGGGACGTTAGACACACCAGCGCCACCATACCCAAGGTCGATCCATACATAGGAAAAACACAACGGTGGGTTCGTCGAAACGTCTTTGTAGTAAATCATGTCGTCAAGTCTTGTATTTTGCCATACTTCGGCGCGGGCTTCTGCTGTCGCCACTGCTTCAGGAGAATTTTCTTTCGATACTGCTACCCATACAAGAAAAATGATAGAGACGGTTATTAAAAATGGACCTATCCAATCGTTCATGATCTAAGTTCCTTCAATCTTGCAATTTCAGCTTCAGCATCTTCTCGTGTGGTGAACCAATCTTTCAAGTAGTGTTCATTGTCGTAATCGTATATTTCACCACCAGGGTGTTTAAAATGAAATTCGGTGTATCGGTCTTCATCATATCTTACCTCACCCTCTTCATGGTGCGTGACTTTTCCTACGTATTCAATCTCTTCGATAGAGTATTCAAATCGGTCAATGTCGTAACGATACCATTCGGCACCATCGACATCAGTCATGACAAGACGTTTCTGACTCATCATATTATTTTTCTCAACCACTTTATATACGATGTCGCCGAATGTCAAGTCTTTAAAAATAATCATGTTGTTTCCTTCTGGTTTCGAGCATATATTCTCGTTCTAGTTTAGCCCATTCTTTTGATTGGGCGTTACGAACCCATCCGAGCAGACCAAATGCCATAAAAGCATAACAAAGTATATAAAAAAGTATCATTCTGGGTCATATTTTGTAGGCGTGACTGGTATGACTTCACCAACCTCAGGGAATCTGTTGGGGTCAGGAAAGCGGCTATGCCCAAGATTGCCATTTTCATCCGGCGTAAGCCAGCCTTCATAAATGGATATGTTGGTTGCGATCTGTTGCGCCTTGTTGACACGGTGTATCCAAAAAGCGATAACTAGTCCAATGCCCAGTCCGAATAAAAAATTAATCATTTTCGTTCTCTCCCCAATAAAATTTAAAATCTGTATAGTATGTAGATTCCATAGTACCTGATCCATAGTCACGGCAATTGCCACTTAGTTCACTGTAAGTCGTGGTCGTGCCAAGCGACACGCCAAATCCTCTGTTTTTAAATTCAGCAATTACCATTTTGTTCACCGCATTCAATTTGTCCAAATTGTAAGTATACAACCTGTCGCCGTCGTGTAATGGGTATATGACATGCATGCGACCATTACCAGCAAATAAACGTATAATGTTATCAATCGCGGAAATAATAGTGAGTGACGTTTCACGATCTGCGAGTAGTTGATCATTAATTCGATCAGCTTCTAAATGATCACGTTCAATTCTATATTGTTCTTGATCTTTTAATTCTCGTGCCGCTTTTTCCACGAAGATAGGGTGGGCGAGGGCATGTGCTTCTGCTGGTGTCATTTCATTGTTTCCTTTAATTTTTGGTTTAGCGGAGTGACGCAAATATCCGATCATATGTCTTTGGCCGAACTAATTGCATCCGTTGTAGCTTTAGCTCGTCAATTTTCGAGAGAAGTAAATCCCTTTGGGCGACGCTTTGAGGTGAGTCGTTCAACTGAGAGATCGAACATCGCAACTCTTTATCGATCATTGTCACACTTCTACTCATGTTAATTCATTGTTCCTTTGTTTAATAGACGTAAACTATCTTGCCGTCTTCATATATTACATCACTAGTGCAATCGAGATCGTCAGGTACTTGCTTCCATGCTGCTAGTTCTTTCACCAGTTCAGTGTTGTCTGGTGCCCACATTTTTGCATACTTGAGCACGTTAGGGCGATCTTCGTTTTCACATGGGATTGGAATTGCACAACTTTTACGACCTTCTAAAGTTGTGTTCTCGTGTCCTAAGTAAGTGTGTTCTAATGCAGCGATTTTGTCGAACTCTTTTTGATTGACTCGTAGCGTAACTTTCCTAAAACTCGTGTTCAACCATTCATCGTATTCAGACCATTCGCACATTGCAAGATGGGCACCTAACACTGAGTGCGCGACAAGAGTAGGCACCATTAAGTCCGGCACCTGATCTAATACTGCGATATACATTTTCATCATCTTCTCCAATCATTGATTGAGTCTAGCTCACCCACGGTATATTTGATTCGCTCGACTTCATTTTCTAGACCCGACACGACTTCTTCCAGATTACGGACTTCTTGATTCCATTCTACTAGTAGTTCCATAAATTCATAAAGACTTAGTTCAGACACATGCACTGCAAAGGCTTGTTCAGAAGAATCGCCCCAGTAGAGCGATGGGACTTTATGTGGCGATTGTGTATCAATCCACCATGCTTTATAATCAATGTACGCTTTCATGACGTGCCTAAAATCTCCGTTATCCACTTCACAGTGGGTTTGTTTAAATCAATCTTACGTTGCCAAAAGGCTAGATCAACAGTGTCAGCGACGTCGTTGAGCAATTCTATGGGCAGGTCTTCCAACTGACGTCGGGCTGCATTGTATCCTAGAAACACCCATGGAGATATTTTCCCCATCTTGATGTCATTTACCAGCGTATGCGGCTGTGCTTTGTCCCAGTATTCTGACCAGTGACTTCCAGTCCGTTGTGACCATTTTTCAGCATGTATCACGAATCGTTCCAGTGCGCGTTCCGCAGTTTCTTTTTTACTCTGATCTGCAAGATACGCATTGTACACGGAATCTTTGCACCAAATGTCCACTGGCTTTTGGTGCTTAATTACCCATTCCAAATATCGTTCTGGGGCGATCACCCTAGCTTCTAACACATATAGTCCAAACCGTACAAAGGCACCATAGTATTGGCTCTTCATAAACGCCTTGTAGTCTTTCTTACTATTGCTTCCCATCGCAATCCGATGCCAGTCATTAAAAAATTGTAAACCTAACCTAACATACTGTTCGTCTTTTTGCAAGTATCTTTTTTTATTAACGCACATGTGTGCCGCAATGGTTCGTTCAAGCTTAAAGTCTTTTTTGCAATATTCGCACCTAAAGGTCATTTTACCATTTCTTTGATCAGTTTGGCGGTGAGGCCATGTGATTCCAATTCAGCCTTGATTTCGGCCTTGGTGTACATACCAATCACCATGCTCAACTCTTCGTCGTTCATAAACGGATATAGTGTTTCATAGAATGCAACCAGTTTATTGTTCGCGGCAAGGCCCTTCTTCTTTTTTAGCATCGGCTTGATCCATGAGTGCGTTTTAGTGGTGCCCGTCCCAGCCAATTGCATCAATCGGAATTGCAGGTCGGGATAGTGTCGCATATCATTGAAATTTACGTTGACTTGGTCATTGATCATCCGTAAGCAATATGCATTTGCTTCATGGTTATTGCTGATAGTACACGCTGCCCAGCGCATAACAACCCACATCTGTAGGTCTTTTTGTTCTTTTTCGGTTAAGTTGTCGTACCAAGCAAACTTACGTTCATCAATGGCTGACATTTCTTGGGCAATTGTGGGCATTCTTTTCACTTTTCATATAATAGACCTAGTGTACATAATATACTAGGAAAGTCAAGAGGGTTACGTCATCTTGGTGTTGATAATTACCATAGTTCTGAAATATCTAGCACATCCGGAATTTTGCTAGTCTCTTTGACAAAGAACGCGCAAACACTTTCGGGCGTGTCTTCCAACGGGACTGCCAATAAATGTCCCTGCTTGAGTTTGGGGAAATGCCATTTCACCTCTTGATAGATGTTGACAATTTCAATGAGATGGTAACTGGGCATGTAACTGCTGATAGGATTGAGCGTAAACGCAGAAAACCCACGGTCATTCAGGGCAGTGATGGGTATCACCTCTGGTTCACCGACCTCGCTGTCGCAAATAACAATGCTCCAATCAATCGGCACCTTGAAGGTAGAGTTACCAATCTTCAGTACAGCAGCAGGCGCATTGAAGATTTCTAAGAATACAAGCGGCATGAAGAAATAATCTGGATTATTCTTGTCACTGTAATCTAAGACGCAATAGCGAATGTCATCAATCTCTTCCGGTACGAAATCTAAGTCGTATGTGGTGTTGTCACTTGTTAATATTTTCATTTCTGTTATCCTTTCGGGATAGACGCAATTACGTTTGCGAGTGCGGCTTTGTTAGCCCGCATATCTGCTTGCCAGTCCACCTTGGTGATCTTGAAGGGATAGCCCGCTTTTTTGTAGAATTTCTTGCGTTCTGTTAAATGACGCTTGCTAAATTTGGCACTAGATGTAATATCGTAAATGTTGACGAAATTCTTGTCCGCAGCAGTTCGCAGTCCGCGCCCAATACTTTGGATCACCCTGACAAAACTTTTTCCAGGCTCGACCATCATCATATTGAAAATTCGTGGAATGTTGATACCTACAGCAGCGACACCATATGTGGCAATAATGATCTTATTGTCTTCACTGGCAATTTCTTTGTAATGCTCACGACGATCATCATTCTTCATCGCGCCGCTGATAAACACGGCCCGATCAGCAGGCAGTCTGGCAAGCAATCCTTTGCCTGTTTTCACCCGATCAACTAAGATTAACGTGTTGCCACTTTCGGCAACCGCCATGACCATAGACGCCATGTAATCCAGTCTGTCTTCGTCTGTCGTCAAGTAAGACAATTCGCTTTGGTAGTTGTCATAGAATACAGAGTCTTGGAGTTGGATCACGTCGATATGACAATTAGACAGAACCCCGTCGTCCTGCAAGGTCTTAGCGGCTAATTCGCCTACTACAGGGCCAATGCCGACTGTCAGGCCCGTAGAAGCGACTGGGTCGGGCGGTATGGTGCCTGTCAGGCCCCATCTGATAGGGATGTTGCGGAATGGTCCAATCAACATTTTAAGCAATACGTCAGCCTTTGCACCGTGTGCTTCGTCCACAATAACGGCCATAACACCCGATGTAAAGTCTTCAAGGGACATATTGCTCTTACCCTCACGGAAATTCTTTTGAATTACCTCTAGGCTTTGCCATGTGCAAATGGTGTGGGTTTTGTCATAATCTTTGCGGTCGCCAAAATAAACACCAACATCCAGTCCCAAGTTGACGTAATCTTCTTCGGTCTGTGTGACTAGGCCTTTATTGGGAACGATAACGATTGTCCGGCACTTATCGACGCCTGTTGATAACTTTAACATAGTCAACTGTTCATCAGACATGCAAGTTTCGACCAATTGACTCAATGCGGCAGTAATTAAGGTCTTACCTGCACCTGTCGCCACCTCTTGTGCGGCGGCTTGATTTTTAAGGAAGTTGTTGATGATTTCTACTTGATAATCACGTAGGATTACCTTTGTACCAGCAACAGGGTGGCCCTCAGGCCAGTTGCGGTCGCTGAAATGATCGGTGTCAATGACGTCAAGATTGATATCATATTTAACACGATTGTCTGCCAATGTGACTTCGTATCCTGCTTCTAACAAGATAGGCAAAATATCATCTAATAGGTTGACATATGTTTTTCCGCCGATGGCAAAGAAATTCTTCTTGCCGTCCCATCTTCCCATTTTAAATGCAGGGGTATGTCTGGCGGATTGTATCATGATTGCGAATTTGTCATACAGCTTGCGACGCATGGACGTTTCGAGACCGTGAATTTTACAATTTGTTTCGTCTAATAATTCTATTTGGGCTTCGCGCATAAAGGGGTACTTTGGAGTTGTCGCCCACTTCGTGCAGGGGAGTGTGGGACAACTCCAAAGCTGTCCCACGATATTAGTCCATAAATGTATTCGGAGATACCATTGGATAATATGTTCTTATTTTACACCAAATTGGTATAAAAGTCAAGAAAATTAATTGTCTGGTTGGTCAATTCTGATACTATTTAACAAGGTATACTGGCACTGTGTGTGTACGTTAATACCTTGCTCTTTTACCGAGCCGACAAATGTAATGTCAGTGTCGACAATCTTATTAGCAAGGCGGGAAAGCCTATTGTTCATCATAAACGACACAATTTTGTTGTCCGTAGTCATGACCGTGGCAAAATGAATCTGCTCGTTTTTTCTGCCATACCGACCACGGTGAGGGACAAATTTAACATCCATCACACGGCCAGTCAATTTCACACGTGCCTTTAGCTTACTAACGTAACCATTGGCGCGATTTGCATCATAAAATGCAGACATGATCGCACGCCTATCACTTACGCGGCGGCTGTTGGGCAGGCTGACAACCATTGCTAACTCTTTGCTAATATCGGACACTTTTGTGGTGAACATCTCGCTCAGGGTTACGTTGAAATCATTTTTACGACCGTCTCTGGTACGAGTTGTCAACGTGTCACTCAACTTAGCCATGACAATAATCTCTGCAAAATGATCAAAGATTTCTTGGGCTTGTTCACGGTCAGCATCAGTAGGCAGCACAATAGGGAAGTCGGAGGCATTGTTTGACCCGCGACCAGACATGTTGCGTAGAGTGTGCAATGCCACTGTACGATTGTCGTATACAGTCTGTTCTGCGGTTGAAGCCGCGCTGCCACCGCCAGCTTTTACAAATCCTTGTGCATTATCAACCGCAACGGCCACAGCAATTGCGTCCATGATGGGATAGTTTTCACGCGTGCGGCGGTATTGGCCACCATTATACTGGGTCATGTTATTCCTCCCCTGAGTCCTTTACTGAGAATTTTTATCGAGCGTCAACACAACAGTACCAACTGCTGTTCCCGACGCCTTGAAGCTACCTTCTGGCAGAACCGCAAATACACCGCCATGACTCGCAACAAGGTGTCGGAAGTCTTCGGTCAGCTTGTTGCTGCGAAAGGTCACACCGACACTCATGATGGCTACAAGTCGTCCATCAGGCTTTAACATGTCAATCGCTTTTGATACATGCTTGATGTCAGCCTGCTTACCAAAAGGCGGGTTCATTACGATTCGGTCATACTTGATGTCCCAGTTGACCTCCAAGAAATCACCCTGATGAACATAATTGTAATTGTTTGAGACGTCGAGATCAATGGCAAGACCTTCCTGTAGTTCAATCACGTCAACATTTGGTGATACTATCGCTGCGCGGGACGAAATCCTACCGCCACCTGCATTTGGTTCAAGCACAGTGTGATGGGGCTTGATATCAGCCATTGCAATTATGTCACCAGCGAGTTCGTCTGGTGTTTCAAAAAAATCAAATTCGCGCTTTGCATCAACAACCTTGCCCGTAAGGACAATGTCACTAATGGCGTCTTGTGCGTCGCAATCAAACAAGTGTGCCTTTGCTTGACGGTTCCATTTTGCACCTGCTGCCACGAGGACCTTATTGACCGCAGTATATTCTTTGCGGTCAAGTTGACCTTGCAAAGTGAAGTGATTGCCATCGCATAAGCCCGCGTCCAGTATAACTACGATTTGCTCTGATACGTTCATGTGTTCGGTCCTTTTATCCAGCGGCCTGAAGAAATTCTGCGGCAAATTCTTCAATTACTTGCTCTGCAATAGCTATGACCATTGCTTCTTTCAATGTTGCAGCAGCGCTGATTTCTTCATGCTTGTTGTACACAAAGAATTGTGTGTCGGGTTCGCCGTAAGGGACGACCTGAATGGCAATATCTTCGTTAGTAGTGAGGACGTAGATATCGTCCATTTCGTCGTTTGATTTGACAAAGTTAAAATACTGTTCCATGGTGTGTTCCTTTTTTGCTTACTTTTATATCATAGAGTAAAACATATTGGCTGTCAAGCATTTAATTTGCGTATTGCTTCCACATCTCGGCCACATACGTGTCGGTGGCCATCATATCTAGCGTTTGAATGCGACAATCGGTACAACCGTGAACAGTTGTTAGCTGACTCACGACGTCTTCGGCGGCTTCGAACGTTGTGCAGAGTGTGTGCAGCAGGGTTTCATCAGTCGCGCCAGGAGGCTTGCCCCAGATTGGGTACTCAAAGCGGGCGGCTGTTGTTGGGGATTGTGTCATGGGAATATTTCCTTTTTGCTTACTTGTTTTTTATAGCACTAAGGCGTCTTGGTGTCAAGACTTATTCTTTAATCAGAACTGACATGGTCGCATCTGTGTATGGCAAGAGACAAAATGAGCCAGTATATTGCTTCGTAGTTGCTGCCTTAGCACACAAGGTAATGTCATACGCATTTTTAACAATGTCAATAACACGATTAACAAACGGCGTTGGCACTTTAAGACCACAGTCCATCTCACCGAGGAAGGCTTGTATGCCGCAATATTCAAGATCAAACAGGATGTCTGAGTCTGTTACAGTATTTGTCATTGTCATTGTCATATTCCTTTTTGCTTACTCTTATACATTAGAGTAAAACGCATTGGGTGTCAAGCGTTAATCCAGAGAAATATCCTCAAGTCCCGCTGCCCTGAGTTTCACGATATGCCCAAGTTGGTATTGCTTTGCCTCAAGTCCCTTCATAAGGGCCATATAGCGATTGCGGACAAGTGCGACCTCGTTGACAATGCTTTCCATATCAACATAATCTTGTTCTCCGGCAGCAAATTTGTCAGCGTCGCGACTGCTCAATACCTTGTTGTAATGTTCAAGATATTTACGGTAATGCGTGTGGTGAATTTTGCGTAGCTCGATATTAAGGTGTTCAAGGATAGCTTCAACTTCTTGCAGTTGACCAAATCGCCATGCAATACTGCCAGGAATTTCACGGCTGTTGCGTTCCAAATTCCCTTTCATATACGTCTCAGGTAATGCGGCGGTTAGTTCTTTTTCAAAGTACTCAATAGCTGGAACAATATTCCCAATACTGGTCTTAACACTATTATACCATCCTGCCATTATTCATTCCAGTCACTATGATCTTCTTCGTCCATGCCGTTGTCTTCGATGTACTGGCGCAATGCCTTGTCAAACAGATCACATACCCCGTAAAGGTGTGAGCTATCTACATCAATGTCGACTAGTCCGGATTCGGCGATGTTGGCGATGAATTGGTCAGCGCATGCCCGTTGATCCTTTGCGACCACATAATTTTTTACTACTGTCCATAGTTCAACCAATGCTACGCTATCTGTTGTCTGTAATTTCATAGGAGGTCCTTGTTATGAAGTTTATACTTCGGTGTTATTTAGTTGCGATTAGTGTTTTCGCCCGCTATGAGGGCCTTGAGGATTGCGATTAGCCATGCGCGGGCGGGGTTGCTAGAGGTGCCGATGAAATACACACCGCATCGATTTGGGTAGTCTGCAACTTCTGCACAGTTCGGCCCCAATGAAAAGTCCCATTCCGGCAACACAGCATCATGCAGCGCCTTCGCCGCGTCTAGAGAGCCACGCCAAGCATCGATAACCCAAGCGTGTTTGTAGTGTTCCTGAAAGCCAAAGCCTTCGCCAATGCTATCGTAGTTTGTAAGCTGGTCGCTGTCGTATGAATCCCCAGCCTCAACCTTAGCCAGCAACTCAGTTAACGCGTCTTTACGGTCTGTCATGTGACTGGTTCCTTAAATTTAAAAATGCTTGGATGCTTCGTTGATGGCGTCATCGCTGGTAAAACCTTCGGCTTCCAGATTGTCGCACATATCCTCGAACTGCTGGGCCTTGCGGCGATCATCGGGACAATCTGCGTAACCTTCAAGTTGCAAAGTCTTCATTTCGTAGTCCATGGTGTATGTCCTTTATGTATGTATAAATCCATATTGTCATAAATGAGATACATTGTCAAGGACTATTAGTCGCCGAAGAACTTAGAAAATTGATTGACCTCTACAGGTTTTTCATACGCTGTATCCATTTGCCCAG